TAGATGCTACCAACTGGATGAAGTATACTCTTGAGGATGTACTTAAAGGAGAGCATGAACTCACTATTCGTACCGAGCTTAAAGGTGGTATGGGTAAGTATGGTAGGCTTCTTGGGTGGTTATATGTTGGTGATGATGAGGTCTCACTTAATGAACAGATGATTGAGGAAGGATATGCTTGGGAATATGATGGTGGTACTAAGCAAAAGAACTTCGCAGAACTACGTGATATTCGTAGGAAATTAGGTACACTAGTCGAAGAACCTGAAGTCGGAGATCCATTGCCTGAAGTAGGGCATGGTAGTACAACAACATCAAGTATAGCAGGTTTATATGACTAAGATTCCAATACCAGTCATCACATTCTTAGTAGCACAGTTAGGTGCTGCTGTATGGTGGGGTGCTCAAATAGATGCCAAGGTAAAACTTGTAGAAGAAAATAGAAGGTACATCCAAGAGGTTGTGATCCCATCTTATGAGATCAATGACAACTGGGACAACCCACACTACAATAACTGGCTAAAGTCTGGGGGTTGGAAAGACTAAATGGCAGTTAAGGAAGACGTTTATCTAGGTAACCCGAACCTCAAGAAGGCTAATGTGGAAACTAACTTCACACCTAATCAGGTGCAGGAGTTTATAAAGTGCAGCCAAGATCCTGTACACTTTATTAAGTCATACATTAGAATCGTTTCACTAGATAAAGGTCTTATACCATTTGATCTGTACGACTTTCAGGAGTCTATGGTACAGAAGTTTCATGATGATAGATTTAATATAGCAAAGTTACCACGACAGTCTGGTAAGTCAACTGTTGTTACCTCGTATTTGTTGTGGTATGTATTGTTTAATGATAATGTTAACGTAGCAATACTGGCAAACAAGGCAGCAACTGCTAGGGAGATGCTTGGAAGGTTACAACTTTCTTATGAAAACTTACCTAAGTGGATGCAACAAGGTATTGTGGGGTGGAACAAAGGAAGTTTGGAGTTGGAGAATGGATCTAAGATCCTCGCTGCTTCTACTTCTGCTAGTGCTGTTCGGGGTATGTCCTTTAACGTTATATTCTTAGACGAATTTGCGTTCATTCCGAATCATATTGCTGATCAGTTCTTTAGTTCTGTATATCCTACTATATCTTCTGGTAAATCAACAAAGGTTATTATCATTTCTACCCCTCACGGGATGAACATGTTCTATAAACTCTGGCATGATGCTGAGAGAGGTAAGAACGAATACACTACAACAGAAGTTCATTGGTCTCAGGTTCCTGGCAGAGATGCTGTATGGAAAGAACAGACCATTGCCAACACTTCTGAAGAACAGTTCCGAGTTGAGTTCGAATGCGAATTCCTAGGATCTGTTGATACATTGATCTCAGCATCTAAACTGAGAACATTGACATATGAAGATCCTCTTACTGCTAATAAAGGACTCGATGTTTATGTACAACCAGAGCCTGATCATCAGTATACTATAACTGTAGACGTTGCGAGGGGTGTAACTAAGGATTATTCTGCATTTGTAGTTGTAGATACTAGTACTATTCCATATGTGGTAGTAGCAAAGTATAGAAATAATACAATTAAACCATTACTCTTTCCTAATATAATAGAGGAAGTTGCTAGAGCATACAATCATGCTTATACATTGATTGAGGTCAATGATATTGGTGGACAGGTAGCAGACATCATGCAGTTTGATCTTGAGTATGATAATCTTCTCATGTCTGCCATGCGTGGTAGGGCAGGGCAGGTTATAGGACAAGGATTCTCTGGTACTAAAGTACAGTTGGGAGTTAAGATGTCCACCACAGTTAAGAAGACTGGATGTTCTAACCTTAAACAGTTGTTAGAAGATGATAAATTATTATTACATGACTATGACATTATATCAGAACTTACGACGTTCATTCAGAAGGGACAGGCATGGGAAGCAGAGGAGGGTTGTAATGACGACCTTGCTATGTGTCTCGTTATTTTCAGTTGGTTGGCTACTTCCGATTATTTTAAAGAGCTCCATGACTCAGATGTAAGAGCAAGGATGTATAAGGAACAGAGGGAAGGTATCGAACAAGATATGGCACCTTTTGGATTTGTAGATGATGGTCTCGGAAATGAGACTGAGGTTATCGATGGTGAACTCTGGCAAACAGAGAATGATGGTGGTAAAATGGATGAATATGGAAACCGTTCTTATATGTGGGAATACTTATCATGAGGAAACATCAAATGAAACTGATAACAGAGACAAACAATCAGACTAATTCGTGGGGAATGGCAGCAGAGGTATTAGAGGGTAGTAAGTCTCCCTTTTTAAATGGTATAAAGAAAACCACATTGGTGGACTACGTAAGGAAGTATGCATACAGACATGGAGAGTTTACCTTATCCTCAGGGCAAACTACTCAACACTATGTCAATATGAAACCTATTATCCTGACAGGTACAGGATTAGGTCTGATATCTGAGATGATATTAGAATTAATTGATACCCATTGTGTAGCAGGACTAACTCTAGGTGCTGATCCTTTGGTTAGTGGTGTTGCTATGAAGGGTGGCATTGCTGGTTTAATTATACGTAAGGAACCTAAGGGTCATGGTACTCAGTCCCAGATAGAAGGACCATTACCACCATTAGGTACTAAGATAGCAGTATTAGAAGATGTATCTACAACTGGAGAATCTGCTCTGAAAGCAGTAAAGGTATTGCGTGATAATGATTTTGTAGTAGACACTGTTGTTAGTGTACTTGATAGGGAAGGTGGTGCAAAACAATTAATGGAAGATAATGGAATAACTCTTAGAAGTTTATGTTATTTGAGTGAAATTGTATGATGGAGGCGTATCAAAATATAGGAGAACAATTAGAATTGGAACATCTTCTACTTGTTGACAGAAAGTGTAGAACTTGTGGTCAAACTAAGAACCTTTTGGCGGATTTTTATATGACACATAGGGACAGAGGACCGTTTCCTTCTGCCTATGCATATGAGTGTAAAGTGTGTACTGTAAAGAGAGTCATACGGTCTAGAAATAAAGATACAATAGTACCAGAACTATACCCTGACTGGTAGTTCACGCTGGGCTTCCCCTTTGGAAAGTATGCTATTGATAAATAATCATAGCATCCCAGTAATTGACTTCAGGAGTATAACCAGATGGCATCCACGCAAGTTTCACCAGGTGTTGTTGTCCTAGAAAGGGACCTAACGAATACCATTAATGCAACAATAGATAACGTTGCAGCAATCGTAGGTGCCTTTGAGAAAGGACCAGTAGAAGAGGTAGTCACTGTTTCCAGTGAGCGAGAACTTCTAGACATCTTCGGCAAACCAAACGACTATAACTACGAGTATTGGTTCAGTGTAGCTCAGTTCCTCCTTTATGGTGGTTCTGTTAAGGTAGTTCGTGCAGATAACACTTCACTTAAGAACTCTATCGACGCTGTAACTTTTACAGACACAACTTTCAGTGCAACAGATACCACTCTTACGGTAACATCTGCCACTGATTTCGACGTTAATGACTATCTGAAGATAGATGCTGAGATAATCAAAGTTACTGCGATCTCTGGTTTAGATATTACTGTCCTTCGTGGTCAACTATCTACTGCTGCTGTATCACACAGTGCTTCCACTCAGATCACTTTGATCGAAGAAGCAGGTACTGCTAGTACAATCAATGAGGGTGCTACCTTTAACGATTCAGACGTAACTCTGACTGTAACTTCTGCTTCATCACTTGGTGTACAGAACAACAGTTACATCATTGTTGACACTGAAATTCTCCAAGTTACTAGTATCTCTACTAACGACCTCACAGTTACTCGTGGTGTTCTTGGTACAACTGCTGCAGCACATACTGATGGTACTGCTGTTAAGTTACTTACAGTTACTACTAACAAGACAACTATTAATGAGCAAACCTCTTCAGGTTTGACTCCTCCATTGATTAAGAACCTCACTCAATACGAATCAAACGTTGAGACAGGTGCTAACCAGTGGAAATGGGCAGGACGTTCACCAGGAATTTACGGTAACTCCTTGCGTGTTGTAATGACTGACGCAGGTCCTGATCAGGTTCTTAACCTTGCTGGTCCTACATCTGGTGCTGAGTGGGAATTCACTCCTGGACTTGATGTTAATGTCAGTGCTACTAACACATACTCACAAGTCTTTAACTATTCACTAGTGGTTACTTTAACCGCAGGTTCTAGTTTGATTGGTGAGTTCGAAGCAGATAACTTTATCACTGCAAACTCTGGTAACGTTACTGGACGTGTTGTTGCTTATGATAAGAGCACACGTAAGATCGAATTAATTATTGATGACACCTCTGCTGATTACTTAGAAGTTGGTGACACAATTGCAGAACTAGCAAACAATGCTGGATCTCCTGGATCTGCAACTGGTGACCAAGCAGAAGTCGCTACCATTGTACGTCGCTTAGAAGTTGCACACAATGAAGGTTCGACTGACTTTATTGTTAACCAGTCTATCTCTGATGACAACTCTGCTTCAGTACAAATCACTTCAGTTGAGGAAGAGTACGTAACTCGTTACTACGGTCCTAACCAGAAGTGGGGAAGCATTGCTGGTCGTCCTGGAACTTCCGACTACGCTAAACAGCGTGGTGGATACAATGACCTCATGCACGTACTTGTGCTTGATGGTGACGGTGGAATCACTGGTGTCCCTGGATCTGTTCTAGAAAAATTCCTTGATGTTTCTAAGGCAAGAGATGCTAAGTCTCCTCAAGGTGCTAACATCTATTATAAGGATGTTATCAAGCTCAACTCTAACTATCTCTTCTGGGGTTCACACGAGGCAGCAGATGTCTTCGATGTTAATGGATCCGCAACTGGAGACATAGGTGGAGAAGCAGCTAACAGAAAGTTTGACTTACTTAAGAATAACTATGCTATCTTAAGTACGGATGATCCTGCAGGTGCTAACCCACAGGCAATTCCACTTCTTTATACCAAGAACTCTGCTACCCTGAAGTATAGTCTTAGAGGTGGTGTAGATGGTTACACCGTAGCAAGAGACAAGTTGTTTGACTCATACGATTTATTCAGTGACCCTGAAACAGAGGAAGTAGATTACATCCTCCAAGGTCCATCGATGAGCAACTTCACTGACAGTGTTGCAAAAGCACAGAAGATGCTAGACATCGCTGCTATCCGTAAGGATTGCATCGCATTTGTTTCACCTCCTCGTGATCGTGTTATCGGAGTCCCTTCGACAAATGAAATTGTTGATCGTGTCATTGAGTTCTTTAAAGTTCTATCCAGTACATCCTATGGTGTATTTGATAACAACTACAAGTATGTTTACGATAAGTACAGCGATAAGTATCGCTACCTCCCTTGCAACCCTGACGTTGCTGGATTGACACTAAGTTGTGCTCTAAACCAAGAGCCTTGGTTCTCTCCTGCTGGATTTGCAAGAGGTCAGATAAGAAATGCTATTAAATTAGCATACTCACCTCTTAAGGATCACAGAGACAGACTATATGCTGCTCGTGTGAACCCAATCGTAGCATTCCCTGGACAAGGTAATGTACTCTTCGGAGACAAGACTTCCCTTGCACTTGCTAGTGCATTCGACCGTATTAATGTACGTCGTCTGTTCCTAGTTATTGAGAAAGCAATTGCGACTGCTGCCAAGTCACAACTCTTCGAACTCAACGACGAGTTTACTCGTACTGGGTTTAAGAATATCGTAGATCCATATCTACGTGGTGTTCAGGCACGTCGTGGTGTTGTAGATTATCTTGTTGTTTGTGATAGCAGCAACAACCCGCCTGATGCAATTGATCGTGGTGAATTTTTCGCAGAGATATTTGTAAAACCTACAAGGTCTATCAACTTCATAACTCTGCAGTTCACAGCTACTAGAACTGGTGCGTCGTTCGCCGAAATAGTTAGCTAGTCTAATTCTATGATTCCCGTTTCACGTATTAATTAAGGAGTATTTTCATGCCAGACATAAATCAAACAACCACGGTACCTAAGGGTCAAGTGGATGGTAAGATTGTAAGATCGTCCATTGATGATTTTAGAAGTCAGATCCAAGAACTAGCCCGCCCTAATATTTTTGAGGTGGAGATTGAGTTCCCCGAATTCATAGAAGGTGCTACATCTGGTAGCGGAAACATCAATGATGTTAAATCTGCTGCTGCTGGAGAACCACAGATAGAGAACTCAAAGGCAAAGGAGATTTCTAGTTTCCTTGTTAAAGCAGCAAATCTACCTGCTTCTAACATAGGTGTTATCGAAGTTCCTTTCAGAGGTCGTGTTTTAAAAATTTCTGGAGACAGAACATACGAGCCATGGCAGGTTACTGTACTTAATGATGAGGCATTCCGTCTACGTCGTAAGTTCGAAGCTTGGTCACGTGCAATCCAACAATTGCAGACTAACCTATCCAGTGCTAGTAACATCCTATCCTATCAGTCAACTGCTAGAGTCCTACAGCAAAATCGTCAAGGTAAATTCGCTGCTGGTTACAGATTCCAAGGAATTTGGCCATCAACAGTTTCCGCTATCGATCTTGCATGGGATACTAATGATACTCCTGAGGAGTACACAGTTGAGTTCCAAGTACAATACTGGGAACCATGTGACGATACCGATAGTCCTAATACATAGTTTTAAAACTATCATAAATAACTTTGATAGGACAAAACTGAAACGGGAATAATGTCTCAATTATTTGGTTATTCATTAGACAGGAAGAAGGGGAAGGTTAACGCCCCTTCTTTCGTGCGTAAAGAATCTGACGATGCAGCGTCACCAATTGCTGCTGGTGGATACTTTGGGCAATATGTTGAGATGGGTGACGCTGCTAATAAAGCAAGCGAGGCAGATTTAGTTGGTAGATATCGTGAAATGTCTCTGCACCCAGAGGCAGACTCTGCAATTAATGATGTAGTTAACGAAGCAATAGCAGGAGATCTCAACGATCATCCTGTAGATATAGACCTTCAGAACATGAAGGTATCTCAAACACTTAAGAATAGAATAAGAGAAGAGTTTGAGAACGTATTAATTCTTTTAGACTTCGATAAGAAGGCATATGATATCTTTCGTAGATGGTACATCGACGGAAGACTTTTTTATCATAAGATGATCAACGTTGACAAACCCTCTGAAGGTATTACAGAACTGAGGTATATTGATCCACGTAAGATCAAAAAGGTTATAGAATTTGATAAGCCGAAAGATCGGCAAGTGCAAATAACTGACCCTGAAGTGTCAACGTTGATCCCTAAGTCGGTAGAATATTACATTTATTCACCAAAAGGACTAAAAGGGTATGAGAATAATGGAATAAGAATAGCACCTGATGCTGTTACATATGCTCACTCAGGGCAATTGGACATGCAGAGGAACTATGTTCTCTCTCATTTGCACAAAGCGATTAAGGCAATTAATCAACTTAGGATGATTGAGGATAGTCTGGTAATCTATAGACTATCAAGAGCACCTGAGCGTAGAATATTCTACATCGATGTAGGTAACTTACCTAAGCAAAAAGCAGAACAGTACCTCCGTGAGGTGATGTCTCGCTATAGGAATAAGTTAGTATATAATGCTGACACTGGTGAGATTCGTGATGACAAGAAGTTCATGTCCATGTTGGAAGACTTCTGGTTACCACGTAGAGAAGGTGGTAGAGGTACTGAAATCACTACACTTCCAGGTGGTCAGAACTTAGGTGAGTTGGAAGACGTTAAGTATTTCCAGAAGAAATTATATCGTTCACTGAATGTACCTGAGTCCCGTTTGGAATCAGAGAGTTCATTTAACGTTGGTAGATCTGCGGAGATTACAAGAGACGAAGTTAAGTTCCAGAAGTTCATTGTTAGACTTCGTAAGAAGTTTACTGATCTTTTTGATGACCTACTCAAAACTCAATTAGTACTTAAGGGTGTAATTAGTTTAGAAGAGTGGGATGATCTGAAGGAGCACATCCAATACAACTTCATTGCTGATAACTACTTCTCTGAAATGAAAGAGAAGGAAGTAATGAATGAGAGGATGTCACTTCTCGCTCAGATGGATCCTTTTATAGGTAAATATTTCAGTTTGGAGTACATGAGACGCTATATACTTAAACAGACTGATGCTGAATTCGGTGATATCGATGAGCAAATGTCTGCTGAAGTAGAAGCGGGACTGGTAATCCCACCTGTAGAGATGCAGAAATTGGAGTTAGCCCAGATGGAACTAGCGGCAACACCGCCCGAACCTGAACCAGTAGAAGAGGAACCACAGATGGAACCTAAAGACTACAAAAAGGGAGAAATCTAAATAGTATTATACGAATTCTAAATCATGCCATCAGAACCAGCACTTGACATCGTAAATTCCGTGTTTGCAGGTCAGAAAGACCTGTCAGATTACGTTGATAGTCGTATGAAAGAACTAGCCGTTGATAGTATAGAGACGCTTAAGAAAGACATAGGTAATTCTATGTTCGCTCCTACTCCTGACGAGCCAGAAGCAGAATCTTCCACTGAGGAAGAACCTGAAACCGCCGTAGCAACTGCAGAACCAGAGGAAACATCAAATGAAACTGATCACTGAAGAAATTCATGATACTAAAGTCATCACTGAAGGTAAAGGATCTAAAAGGAGAACCTTTATTGAGGGTGTGTTCTTGCAAGGAGCTATAAAAAATCGTAATGGACGTATGTATCCACTGCAAACTCTTAATAAAGAGGTGCAGAAGTACAACGAAAATTACATTAAAAAAGGTCGTGCGATGGGAGAACTAGGACACCCTGATGGTCCTACTATCAATCTAGACCGTGTGTCACACCTCATTACTTCTCTTAAGCAAGAGGGTAATAACTACGTAGGTAAGGCACGTATATTAGACACTCCTATGGGACGTGTCGCTAAAGAATTACTCGATGAAGGCATTAAGCTCGGCGTGTCTTCACGGGGTCTCGGTTCGATTAAAGAAGAGAACGGAGTAAAGGTAGTAATGGATGACTTCATTCTTGCTACTGCTGCTGATATTGTTGCTGACCCATCTGCACCTGATGCTTTCGTAAATGGCATCATGGAAGGTAAGGAATGGATCTGGAATAATGGAGGCATATCTGAACAAAGACTTGACTCAATTAAGTCAAGAATTAACGCAGCATCACGCACTCAAATTGCAGAAAGAAAGATTTCCGCATTTAATGAGTTCTTGCAAAATCTGTGAGTTATAAATAATTAGAGCAAATCACCTGTTTGTACGAGGAGACAACGAAATGTCTGAAGCTATTGAGAACCTGGAAGAAAACCAAGTGACGGCGAATGCCAACGCTGGTGACAAATCCCAGAAAAAACTAGAGAATGACGGAAGTCGTCTCGGCGGTGCACAAGATCTTGGTGGACCTACACCATTTAACAGTAAACCTACTGATGATTCCAATAAGTTTAAGACTGGTGGTGGACCAACCGCAGTACCCCCTAAGACAAAACCATCTGATGCATCTGCACAGAAGGCAGAGTTCTCTGGTAAGGGTGATGTAAAAGCAGGTCATGAACCTGAAGGAGAGGTGATTGCTGAAACCGAAGCTCCAGAAGAAGAAATGGTAGAAAGGATCGAGATCGATCTATCTGCTGACGTTGCTGCTCTAACCGAAGGAGAGGATCTCTCTGAAGAGTTTAAAGAGAAAGCAAAGACAATCTTCGAAGCAGCAGTTGTTTCCAAGATAAACGAAGAACTAGAGCGTATGCATAGCGATTATGCTAAGGTTCTAGAAGAAGAAATCGAGACTGTTAAGTCCGAGCTTGCAGAGAAAGTTGACGAGACTCTTGCCTACCACGTATCAAAGTGGGTTAAGGATAATGAGATCGCCATCGAGCACGGAATTAAGACAGAAATGGCAGAGAGTGTCATGGCAGGTCTCAAACAAGTTTTTGTCGAGAATTTCATTGATCTTCCCGACGAGAAAGTTGACTTAGTAGATGAAATGACTGAGCAACTCGATACTATGGAGAAAAAACTCAACGATCAGATCGAAGAAAACGTTGGTCTCTCAAAAGAGGTTGGCGGCTATATTAAGAATGGGATTGTGAACGAGCTGAGTGAGGGATTAAGTCTATCTCAAAAAGAGAAACTACAATCACTTGCAGAAGCTGTTGGGTTTGAGAATGAGGAGCAGTTCAGAGAAAAGATAGCAACACTACGTGAGTCATATTTCTCTACTAAGCCTGAGTCCAATACTGTGACTGAGGATGTACAAGTAGAGCAACAAGTCTCAGGTTCAGCTATGGAAGGGTACGTAAGTGCTCTGTCTCGCTGGTCCAGTAAGTGATAATAGTAAACCTAATTTCCTAGAAAAAAAATTTAACGCAATGTTTAATTCAGAATCATTGCAGGAAAAGTGGGAACCCATTCTAGAGCATTCCGAGATCGATGGGATCAAGGATAAGTATAGAAAGGCCGTTACCTCCGTCCTGTTAGAAAACCAAGAAAGATTCCTCAGGGAGGAGGCTGGCGTTCTTAATGAAGCCGCTCCTACTATGAGCGCAGGTACTGCTGGATTCAGTGGTTCCTCCACCGCTACAGGTCCTGTTGCTGGTTTCGACCCAGTTTTGATTAGTCTAATCCGTCGCTCAATGCCTAAGCTTATTGCTTATGACATTGCTGGTGTACAGCCTATGACTGGTCCTACTGGTTTGATCTTCGCAATGAGATCACGCTACGGTACAACACGTACAGGTACTTCCAACGAAGCATTCTTTAACGAAGCAGATACAGAGTTCTCAGCAGAGAACGCTGCAAGCGACCTAGGTAGGACTGCACAAGCAGGATCTAACCCAGGACTTCTTAACGCTTCTGGAACCTATAACACTTCAGACGGCATGCCAACGGCAGAGTCAGAAGCATTAGGTGATGCTTCTGGAAACCAGTTCGCTGAAATGAACTTCAGCATTGAGAAGGTAACAGTGACCGCTAAGTCACGTGCCCTCAAAGCTGAGTACAGTTTAGAATTGGCTCAAGACCTTAAGGCAGTTCACGGACTAGACGCTGAGTCTGAACTCGCAAACATCCTCTCAACAGAGGTTCTTGCTGAGATCAACCGTGAAGTAGTTAGAACTGTTTACAAGATCGCACGTCCAGGCGCACAGAACAACACAGCAACCGCTGGTATCTTTGACCTAGACGTTGACTCCAATGGTAGGTGGTCAGTTGAGAAGTTTAAGGGACTACTCTTTAACATCGAACGAGACATGAACGCAATCGGGCATGAAACTCGTCGTGGAAAGGGTAACATCTTGATCTGCTCTGCCGACGTTGCTTCTGCACTATCAATGGCTGGCGTTCTTGATTACACTCCTGCTCTTGCTGGTAACAGCAACTTGCTTCCAGATGACAACAGCAGCACACTTGCTGGAACTCTGAACGGACGCATCAAGGTCTATGTTGACCCTTACTCTGCTAACGTAAGTGATCGTCACTTCTACGTTGCTGGATATAAAGGTTCTTCTGCCTATGACGCTGGACTGTTTTACTGCCCATACGTTCCACTACAGATGGTTCGTGCCGTTGGTCAGGACACCTTCCAACCAAAAATTGGCTTTAAGACTCGTTATGGCATGGTTGCCAACCCATTCGCTGAGGGAACTGCTCAGGGAAGTGGTGCTCTTACTGCTAATGCAAACCGTTATTACAGACGTACTCTTGTTGACAACCTTATGTAAGGTTATGCTCATACAAGCATTTAAAGACCCCTTCGGGGGTCTTTTTTTATGCTAAGATACCTAAATATTAGGTATCCGATAGGTACTTGCCATGAACGGCCGATTAGACAAAGTTACAATGACCCACAAGCTCATGCGACTTAAGAATGAGCTGCATGAAAAATGCAAGCATAACGTAATGGGTGAATGGGAGTGTGTAGGTGCTGAGAAGTACCTAAATAAGTCACTAGAGATCCTAGATGAATACAATATGTAATGAGACATCATGACCCCAATCGACAATGTTTACACCAAGGAGGAAGTAAACGCTCTTATTGATGCAGCAGTTGCAGAAGCAAAGGCAATCGATGAAGCATCGATGCGAGAGCATAACTTTAAGGCGACTATTATTAGTATGATTCTGGGGTTCATTTGTCTGGCATTATTTGTAGATGGTTTATTAAGAATTTTAGGTATCATTCCACCATTTATGGACCTAGATGTCAACGTAATAGATAATATTATTGAGCAAGTTAGCGAAAGGGTAGAGAACGATGTTATCCCTTTGGTTAAGCAGGGAGCTAAATATATACCAAGACGATGATTGATACTTCACCCGATTCTATTAGGGTATTTGCCATAATTGTATTGGGTGTGGTGTGGTTTTATCTCTTTAACCAGTGGTTAAGAGAACCAAAGGATGATTAATTTTTTATTTTTGGCATGTTCATTGTACCTATTAGTGCAAGCTTTCAGGTTGATGTCTGGTGCATGGAATCTTAATACACCTGAGGTTGATCTTAGTAAACCAGTAGTTACCAAGAAAACTGTCACCAAACCTGTTCATCCAGAGATGGTTGATGTTAAACCAGGTGATGAGTTAATGGGTGTTACATTCACTAAGATTCCACCACCTAGTGTTGACCCATTACATGAGTCATTACGTAACAGAATTACAGAACTAAGTCCAGATCCATGGATTGATGAAGAAGAAGATGATGATGACGGTGGAGCACTTGTACCAGTAAGGAGATAAATAATGTTAAGTAAAGATGATCGATGTAGAATAACAACTATAGCCTGTAAGGTTCGCCTCAACAGGGATGTTACTCTCAAAGATATGTTATGGGCAACAGAGCTCTGTGAAGTGAGTGATCAAGCACAGGGAATATGGGATAGGACAGTTCTATGACCAGTAGTTACGAAGAAGGTGGACAAGATAAGACTAGTTGGAATAGTCAGATAGAGAATAGGAATTTCCTATCTCCTATCGGATTTAGATTTGTCTTGGCAGATTTTCCAAAGATCGCTTACTTCTCGCAGTCTGCAAATATTCCTGGTATTGGTATTAATACTGTAGAACAACCCACTATGTTGGGTAGACCTATACCATGGGATTCACATGGTCTTAATTATGAACCATTTAATTTAAACTTTTTAGTTGATGAGAACCTAGAGAACTATCTTATACTACACAACTGGATCAGAGGTTTAGGTATAGGTGAAGACTTCATAGAAAGAACAGAACTAGAAGCAACATCGTTGGAGGCAAGACCCTTATCAGGACATGGTAGGATAATAAATCCACGTGCTGATGGATCTCTTGCTATACTAAACAGCAATTTCCAAACAAATTTCTGGGTAACATTTAAAGATTTGTTCCCAGTATCTCTCAACGCATTGGAATTTAGTGCTACAATAGATGGTACAGAGTATGCTATGGCACAGGCATCATTCCGATACACCAGCTATAACATAACTGACACATACAATAAGCGACGTAAACAATTAGAATGAATCTTGATGAAATTCGTGATATGTGGAGGGAGGACTGTAAGATTGACCAGAACGACCTCGACACTGAAAATTTTAAAGTCACCGTTATCCATGAGAAGTATCTAAACATCTGGTCTCAATTCAGACTGATGCTTTCTGATGCAGAAGCACGGTGTAGAAGAACTTATAAAGAAAAATTTGAGTATTACTCTGGGAAAGCACCTTCTCAGGTATACAAAGACAAACCTTTTAACCATAAGGTATTAAAGGGAGATCTTACTACGTATATCTGGGCAGATGATGAGTATCTTAGAAGCAAACAAAAAATAGACTACCTAGAAACTTGTATAAATTATTTGGAGAACATTCTTAAGCAGTGCTCCAATAGGGGTTTCCAAATAAAGAACGTTATCGAACTTAAAAAGTATGCAGAGTATTGACGATGACGGTTATCAAGAAGAAGAACGAAGTTTACCTTAAGATAACCACAGAACCTCATGTACATAAGGAACTGAGTGAGCACTTCATGTTTGATGTGCCAGGTGCTAAGTACATGCCAGCGTATCAAAGGTTTAAATGGGATGGAAAGATCAGACTATATTCTCCAGGAACAGGGGAAATATATGCTGGTCTTTTTGATTATGTTGCTGACTTTTTAGAAAAGAAAGGGTATGAATACAATATAGAGGAGAGTGATTATGGAAAACCAACCGATACCGAATCTATCGTATCACCTGAGGCTGTCACGGGCTATGTGCGAACTCTGGGACTACCATTTAAACCAAGAGACTACCAGTTACGAGCAATTTATCAAGCACTTAGGTACAATAGGAAGGTTCTACTATCACCCACAGGATCGGGAAAGTCTCTGATAATATATGCCATAGTAAGGTGGCATCTAGATGGTTGGTATAGGAATTGTTTAATTATAGTACCTACTGTCTCTCTTGTAGAGCAGATGCATAAAGATTTTAAAACATATGGATGGGACTCAGCTGACGTACACAAAATTACCGCTGGTTCAGAAAAGTATGTGGATCATTCAGTCGTTATTAGTACTTGGCAGAGCATTTATAAGGAACCCCGTAAGTTCTTTAAACGTTTTAGTGTCATTATCGGGGATGAAGCACATCTTTATAAAGCGAAGTCACTCGCAGGGATCCTGACGAAGTGTCATGATGCGAAATATAGAATTGGACTAACAGGTACATTAGATGGGATGGAGTCTCATCAGTTAGTGTTAGAAGGTCTGTTTGGTAGAGTGAATAAGGTTACCAAGACAGTGGAACTCATGAAAAAAGGACACCTAACACCACTGAAGGTGTGTGTCCTACTATTAAAGCATGGTTTTGTACCATTTGATGACTATCAACAAGAGATGGACTACCTAGTTTCCCATCAAAAACGTAATAATTTAATAATTAATTTAGCATCTGACCTCAGTGGCAACACTTTGATCCTTTTTAACTACATCGAAAAGCACGGAGATCCCTTGTGGGACTTGCTAAATAGTAAAGTGAACGACAATCGAAAGATTTTCTATATTCATGGCGGTGTAGATGCAATGGAGCGTGAAGAAGCACGTCTCATCTGTGAGAAAGAAAAGGATGCTATCATTCTTGCTTCTTATGGTACATTCTCTACAGGTATTAACATAAAAAACCTACACAATGTGATATTTGCTTCCCCTAGTAAGTCTAGGGTTAGAAATCTTCAGAGTATTGGTAGGGTTCTGAGAAAAGGTGATAACAAAGCACAAGCGGTACTATATGATATCGCTGACCACTGTGCTAGAGGTTCGAAAAGTAATTACACACTTCGTCATTTGTCTGCAAGGATTAAAATATACGAAGAAGAGAACTTTAATTATGAAATCAAAGAAGTTAAGTTAAAACATGATTAATTACATACGTCACGATGAACAGTTCTTTGGAACACTTAAACTGTCTACTGGGGAAGAAGTCCTCGGTGAACTTCTAGTGTCTCAATGTCCTGAGACTCATGATGATATGATTTTTATTCAGCATCCCGCTAAGACTAAAGTCATAGAAACTGAAGACGCTGGTGAACATAAGGTCGTCGTCGGGTTCATGAAATGGATGAACTTTAGTGATGAAGAATTTTATGTTATAGATGAGGACGCTGTTGTAAGTATTGCTCCCATGAGTAAGGAAGCGATTAGAATGTATAGTAGATGGGTTAAGAAAGAAATATTACATGAGCCAGAAGCAGAGCGAGGTCAAGTTCCTGTTACTCCAAGTATGGGACTAGTCGCTAAAGTAGAAGATGCCCGAAAGCATTTAGAGAAGATCTTTAAACAAGAGCCAGAACGTCCCTCCAACCCTTAACAGTGTTGATCATAATTAATTCTTGACGGGTTGTCAAGCCCCCTTGATTTTTTGACTGTTTTCGTGTAATGTTATGTTAACCGTGAAAACAATATGACTGTACTTATGCCACGGAAATCAACCAAGAAAAAAGAACATTACGTGGATAATAAGAAGTTCCTTCATGAGCTGATTATATACCGTAATGACGTTGCCAAAGCTGCAAAGGCAGGTGATGTAAAACCTCGTGTAACGAATTATCTCGGAGAATGTTTTCTAAAGATAGCAACTCATTTATCCTATCGTCCGAACTTTATAAATTATATGTATCGTGAAGATATGATAGGGGATGGAATCGAGAATTGCATCCAATACATACACAATTTTGATCCAGAGAAATCCTCCAATCCGTTTGCATACTTTACCCAAATAGTCTACTACGCTTATCTAAGGAGAATTGCCAAGGAGAAGCGTCAGCAAGCAATCAGGGAAAAAATACTAGAGAGAAAGGGGTTCGAAGAGGTTTTCCACTCAGATGACAATGACAATCATTCCGATATGAACTACATTAAATCTAGAGTAGAAAGTAACACCCGCTATGGCTAAAAAAGAAGTTCATCGCAACTTCACAATCGAGCAGTGCTCAAAAGGATTGTGGAGGAGTTTTGACCTGGATGGGAATCCAGTGCTTAGTTCTCTAACTAAAGACCATTTAATAATGATAACAATATGGAAACTAAATCGAGACGAGACCGAAGAATTGCTCTCCTCGTAGAGGAATTACGTGTACTGACAGAAGGTGAAGTGGCACACTCGACAACTCTCGATTCTCGTGGTAGAATGTCCAAGAAGATCGTTGTAGAGTATGACATCCAGCAAAAAGATACTGCTGATAACTGATCAGCATTTCGGTGTTCGCAATGATAGTCAGTACTATGTGTCCAAATATCGTACCTTTTATGAAGGTACAGTTTTGCCGTACATAGATAAAAATAAGATTGATACTATAATATGTCTAGGTGATACTTTCGATAGACGTAAGTATGTTAATTTCCATTCACTAGACGCAGCAAAGGAAATGTGGTTTGATCCCTTACAGGAGAGGGGAGTCCACATGTATATGCTTATCGGCAATCATGACATATACTATAAGAATACTCTCAGAGTTAATTCCCCAGAACTACTCCTATCAGAGTACTCGAACATTGATGTGGTATCTAGTCCACGGGAATTACATATTGGTGGGTGCGATTTTCTTCTTCTACCTTGGATATGTGACGAGAACCGAGCAGAATCTACAAAGAGCATCGCTGAGAGTACTGCAAGCATCTGTCTTGGGCATCTTGAGCTTAACGGTTTTGAGGCTGTTGCTGGACATACCATGGAGCATGGAGATGACCCGAACATATTCGATAAATTTCAGTTAGTATGTACTGGACACTTCCATCTGAGAAGTAGGAAGAAGAACATACAGTATTTGGGCAACCCGTACCAACTATATTGGAATGATTACGGTCGAGAAAGAGGGTTCCATGTAATAAATACTACTAGTAAGAGGCTATCCTTTATTAAGAATCCTAACAAGATGTTCCATAAGATCATCTATAAGGATGCTGAGACTTCCAAGATCAATTATGATGAGTTAGAAGGTTGTTATGTTAAGTTGATCGTTGAGACTAAGGAGGATCAAGTTCTATTCGATAAGACCCTCAAGAAGATCAATGAATCTAATGTTGCTGATCTTAAAATCATAGAAGATCAGTTTGTATATTTGGAAGATATTGATGATTCTATAGAGTCTGAAGACACTCTTGCTATACTACAGAAATGTGTTAGTGAAATTGATAATAAAGATGAGATATTTGCTGTGTTAAAATCATTATATGTGGAGGCTCTCAGAATTTAATGTTTGTTCTGGTTGACAAAAACTCAGGAGGGGTCTATGCTGTCAGAGATGAGAGTTTAAAAGAGCGTGTCGTCCAGATATTCTCAGAGTCTGATGATGCTGAGAGATATTATGGGCACCTAGTTGCACAGGACTATAAACGTCAGCTTAGAGTGATGGAGATCGAAGAGGGTGATGTTAAACGCAACTGCAACCAATTCGGATACCATTACACAATCATCCAACCTGATGACATAGTAATTCCACCAATACATGATAACCTTTGAGACGATTCGTTGGAAGAATTTTCTGTCAACAGGACAGCAGTTCACTGAGTTAACTCTAAACGATTCCAGCAGCACCCTTATTATTGGATCTAATGGCGCAGGGAAGTCTACTTTACTAGACGCTCTGTGCTTTGTGCTGTTTAATAAACCTTTCAGGAAAGTTAGTAAGAGTCAGTTAACCAATAGTGTCAACGAAAAGGAGACCCTAGTTGAGGTTGAGTTCTTTGTTGGAACTGTTAAATATAAAGTAGTAAGAGGAATGAAACCCAATGTATTTGAGATCTATAGGAATACTGAACTCGTTGACCAAGATGCTGCCCAGAAGGACTACCAAAAGTTCCTCGAACAATCAGTACTCAAACTCAACTACAAGTCCTTTACACAAGT